AGCGTTACCACCTTCAGGCGGCGATTCCTCCGGCTCCTGTCTTTCCTCCTCCTCCTTTTCAGGTTGAGGCTCTATCTCCACCATTTCTGGTGGGGTTTCACCCGCTTCCAATGCAGCATCATACTGCTCGGCAGCGGACAACAGTTGCTCGGCGGTTACTTCGCCGGTTTCATCTGGCATCTAACGCTCCTATCCTTGATTACATAATATCCTCGTCGCGCATACGCAATCAGTACGCGCGCCGTGCTGTGGGGTCTTCACTCATCGTACGTCCGACCCCGAATACGTCCGATGAAAATTCTTCTTCCGGCTCTGTATCACGCGCCAATGCTTCAAGCGTGTGAACCGTGGTTCGCATCCCGTTGGCGAACCCAGCCTCAAACTTCAACTGATTGGTGTCACGTTGTGATACAACAGCCGCGTTTTGTCGCAACACCATGTTCAATAAAATCCTCCGTAACCTGCGCCCTGACACGGACACAAGGAACTGGCGAAGAGATGCCACATCCTGCGCCTCCCACTCCGCCTCATCCACCCATGCCATGTGGCCTGACAGCTTCCATGCAATGCGAATAAATCTAATAAACCTGCTCATTTCCCCAAACCTTCCCAATCAAAAGGAATAGTAAGCCCTTGCGCTTTATCCCATGCGGCAGAGTATTCCTTCAGATACTTGAATTGCCCTTCATCACCACTCGCATTCTTTCCCAACAAGGTCATTGCCAAATCTCTCTCAATGTAATTTCTCGCTATATCGTCGATCTCTTGTTGGTCAGTAGACTCGTAAAGATACTCATCCTCTGAGAGACCTTCTTGGAGTAAGGCATTCTTCCTTGCCCGTTTATAGTCCTCGTAACTGAACTTTAGTTCCTTAAATGCTTCAGGATGCGTCTCCGGCAACATCACCTCTCCGACACTCCTATCCTCATTCCCGCTGAAAGGGGGTGTGTATGGTACAACAAATTGGTCTAACTCGTAATCATCTGTTCCGCGAATACCAAATTTAATATCTCCTGTGCTCGGGCCGAAAACTAAAGGAGCCTTTCGTGCATTTTCTCCCTTGTCTATGTAGTAATCCTTATGAAACTCCTTCAAGAGTTCTTCATCGTGCACCCCTCTTGCCTCAGTATCTTTGATGCCCCTGTATTCCTCCCAACTCTTGTTGGGAATCAAGGCGTGCTGCGTAGCCTTCGTTGGCACTGTAATTCTCCTTGTTGCAGGTGGCTTGTACTCATCTTCTGCCATGCGCCGTTTTATTTCAGCTTCTTCTCTTAATTTTTCGTGGAGTTCTACTTCGTGCGGCGACCTATGTTTTTTTAATATGAGAGGCATACTTAATAATCTCCCTGCTGCACCACTGCCTCAGTCTGTTCCACCATCTGCGCTTCCTGCGCTGGCATTTGTCCGGTGACTGCGGCTACCTCCATCTGTTGCTGTTCCTCCTTGGAAGGCATGAACCCCAGTTGCACCATAAACTCCTCCACATCTTTTCGCAATGCCCTCGCGTTATTGGTGTCCACCTGCTCGTAGGCATTGAGTAGTTCACCGAGTCTTGCGCTAAAGGCTTGTTGTCCCTGTGGGCTGACCATGATTCCGGTTTGCGTGGAGCGTTCAAGGAATTGCATCAGCACACCGATCCTTACCCGCGCATCAATCCCTTGTTGGACGGGAATTGTTTCACCCACCAGCAGGGCCGGTATCAGTTTCTTCTCGGATATTACCTCATCACCCTCCTTCTGGTTCGGGTCTTGCACCAACCTCGGAACCAAGGACGGGTCTTCCAGTTCAAGAATACTTTTATCCAGCTCAACCTGATTGATCCAAGGGCTGTTCATAAACAACTGCTTCCTCTGGATCGCCTTGTTGAGCAGCATGGCGCGGCTTACCATGTCCATGCCGCCCCGTGGTTCAAGCTGGTAATCGTCATGGAGCGCAACCGGATCAATGCTCAACGAGTCCTCCAGAAAACGGTACTGCAAATCTTTCTTATCAAATTGCAGGAGCAACCCCCACGCCTGACGGAAACATTCACCCAATGCCTGTCTGAAAAGACGCAAACGCAAGTCCATGTTTTGTTGGGATTGAGCGTTGATAGACTCAATCTCAGTAGCAGTGCGACGATCCCTGTCCGCCATGATACCATAGTCGGGAACGGTAACCCTCTGCTCTGCTATGGACTGCGTTTGCATCATGTCCTTGTCAAAGTCCATGGGAGTGTTCGGCATCTGGACAGGCTGAATCCCAAAGGGAAGTATCTGGCCAGGATTCAGTCGTAGGTTGACTGAGTTGGGCAAATCTCTTTCCGCCCTGAACAGTGGTTTATTGAAAAGGGTGGAGGCATCCATTTTCTCATTCCATGTCTTGTTGAGGGACGCCTCAAAGTTGGCGAGCATCTCGCACACTCCACGCGGCGAGAACCAACCGCCGTCTGTGATCTCATACTTGGCTGACGCAAACGGTGGCTTGCCGTGGTCATAAGGAACCTTCATCGGTTCGCGCAACTTCTGGTCAGGGGCTTGGGGAGAAAAACATTCCATCTCCCACTCGCCATCCTTGTTGTGCTGGTACACTTCCCACACCACCACCTGATCCTTGTCAGGCGAATAGGTTAAACCTTCACGGTTGAGCTTGTTATCCTTCAGCTCATTGCTGATGCCAGCTTCCTCCTCTTGATTGCCCACAATCTGTTTAATCACCTTGTCGCTGCTGTCATAAATCCCCGCTCGCCTGTAGCTCTCCAAGCTCATGGGAATGACTTGCGTAATGCGGTCTGCCCCCGAAATTTCCTTTGTCCATGGCGGCACAACAATGTGCATGGGATCAATGGCCTGAAACTCCACCTGTTTCTTGTCCGGATTCCAGATGGTCTTGATAATCCCGTGACCACTGACAAGCATATGGTCTATCCAACTCATTACCTCCGTGGAATAATTACTTTTCTCATGGAGCTTGTAGCTGAACCAATGTTCTGCTGCGGAAGTGAATCCTGCCAGTTGACTTCGCATGGGAACGAAAGTCGCCAGCACATCAAGCCCCATGGCTTGCTGAAAGAAAGCTGGCTTGAGCTTGTTAATGGTGGTGTCAATCAGCGGGAAATGCATATCAGCCGCGTTGGGCCAAGGCTTCACTTTCCGGCGTAACCCGTCATTTCGCATCCGATACCAGATACTCTGCCGTTGCTCCCAACGGGAGCGGCTTTTGATGTCATCAACAATCAGGCTGTAAAGTTTTTGGCTCATTTCTTTTTTTCATCCAGCCTCTTCCACATTTCCTTGCTAGTAATCTTGCCGTCCTCCCAAAGTTGCTTTACCGCATCGTCAGCAGCATCCCTTTTTCTAAAGTCGTCCAATTGATTTGTCATGCTTCCCGCGACTTTTTGCGTTCCTGATCTAATCTTTCTGGCTGAAATGATGCTAGCAGGGGTTTTGCCTTTGACTTTCCATCGGCGCACTGCTTCGTGCTGCTTCGTTTCAGCGTAAGTAGGAGGTAAACCAAATCTTTTGTCCTTCATATTTCCTTTCAATTCTTCAGGCTCGGATAAGCTCGCCACACTGCACGTTTAATGCCCTGCGGATTAGGTGCATTATGAGCCAGCTTAATGGCTGACTCCGCCCGTTTCTTCGTGTTAATCGGGAAGCTACCTTTAGGCGCACCCCCACTCGGCCCAGCAAACTTCTTTACATTAGGGTATTCACCCACATTGGAGCCTCCTGGTTTCTTACGGGCTGCACGTTGTTTCTTGGAAAAGTCCCTCATCGCCCCCTGTTCCTTCCGCGCCGGTCTCCCTTCGCTGGTTTCCCAGCTTTCACCTGCTTTTTAGTGGGTTTCTCCACCCCGTACTTGTTGGGTTGCTTCATAAATTCAAATAAGTGCGTGACTCTGATTCATGCGGCGAATTGAAGTAGTATCTCACCAAGACTGCCGTTGACGCGATCTCCACGCCCAACACATCGTCACACACTAAAATCCCTTTACCACAATGTGACACATTTACGCAATAGCTGGGTAGACGATTTTAATCCAGAAAGGATTCAAGTATTCCGAAATTCCTCCAGTTCTTTAGTTCGGAAACTGTCAAGGAGCGTATTACAGCTAATTACGCCCCCTCCCTGTTTAGGGGACGAAAACCCCTATTATACGCCCCCATCGTCAAGGTATTTAATGGGCCAAAATAACCTCCCCTATTTTCTCCCAAACCTGTCAAGGAGC